ACGACCCCAGCGCCTTCACCATGGGGACGAAGGCCGGCAGGATGGCGGCGGCGATCGAGCTTTTCACAGCCTCGACTCGCTCACCCAACTCCTTCATCGCCTTGCCGGCCTCGACGCCCGCGGCGAGATCCTCCTGCGTCTTGTTCAGTTCCTTCGCCGCTTCCTTGAAGGCATCGAGTCCGGCCTTGCCCTTGATTAGGAACGGGATCAGCGACTGACCCGACCGGCCGAACAGCGCGATGGCGGCTTGCGCGCGGAGCACCGGGTTGGTGTTCTGCTTAAAGCCCTCCATGATCTTCGGCAGGATGGCTTCGAGGTTGCCCTCTTTCAGTTCCTTCGCCGAGACGCCCATCTTGGTGAGCACCGAGATCAACGGCTGCGCTGCGGCGCCACCCTTGTTCACGATGGTCAGCGCCTTCATCAGCTTGGTGAGTCCGGCCTCGGCCTGCTCGGCGCCACCGAGCGCGCGATAGAACGTCTGCACCGAATCGGTCGACAGGTTGAACCGCGCGGCGGCGCGGGTGATCTCTTTGCTCTTGTCGATGAAGTCGACGATGTTCGCCGTCAGCCCGCCGAGACCGGCGAGTCCGATCAGCCCTTGGATCGGCCCGAACATTCCCGCCATGCTGCGCGCGAAGCCGCCGACCTTGCCGGTCGCCTCGCCGAGCCGGCCGGCGACACCGCCGACCGCGGCGCCGACGCCCGCCATCGCTTCGGTCGTCTTGGCCGCGGTAGCCGTAACGCCGGCAATGGTTCCCTGAATCGCCTTCAGCGGCCCGGTCGCGAGATCGACGACCCGGGCGATTGCACTGATGACGATTTTGTCGTCGGCCATTGATCAGCCTACGGGTTGGCGGCGGGCGATCTCCTGCTGGATGCGCGCCGTGTGTTGCTCATAGAGCGCGAGTTCGGCGAGGGTTAGCTGGAGAGCGGCTCTGGGTTCCCATTTCCAGACCCACGCGAGGTCGAAGCACCGTTCAACGACGGTCGTGGGATCGACTGCCCGAAAAAATCGAAGACGGCTCCCATGCACGCCATCCAGTCGGTGAAGGACAGCGCCTTCGCCGACGAGAGCGGGATGTTGCCGAGCCGGGCGATTAGCGCGGTGATCGCCGCGGCCTCGGGCATGATGTTCTGCGAGCCGTCCTCGTTGACGGAGAAGCGGAACGGGAAGCCGCACGCCGCGACATCGCCGCCGTTGGGCTCGCGGAACTCGAGTTGCTTCATCTCGCGACCGTGCGCCTGAATGGGCGTGGTGAGATCGACCATCACGACACCATCATTTCTTCGGCCGACATGCCCTCGAAGCGGACCGTGGCCTGCCCTTCGGCGGCGTCGAACTCGCGCGCCGCAGAAGTCCATGCGTTGCGGAGCACGTAGACCTTGCCGTTGGCTAGCTCGGCCGTGACGGTCACGTCCTCCATCTGCTGCAACGCGACGAGCGACAGGCCGCCGAGATCGGAGATCGCGCCCTCGATCCACGGCACACGTGGCTTCTCGGTGAAGCCGTGCACGCCGTCCTGCCCGGCGACACCTTCGCGCTCTAGCGTGTCGACCGATACCTTAAGGTCGCCGCGCAGCGGGTACTGCTGGCCATCGACGAAGATATAGGCGACGCCAGCGATTCGTCTCGACGCCATGATAAGCCTCCTTCAAATGGGTTAGGCCGTAGCTGCGATAGGAGCGACCGGCGGCGGTGCGCCCGGGGTAAGGCCCGGCGGCGACTGCAACCGGAACTCGACCAGCATGGCGAAGATGCGAAGCTGGTTGATGAGATCGGGCGGGAGCAGGACGTTGATGCGGTTGGGGTCCTGCTGGTCGCGCTCGACGATCAGGTAGGCCTTGAAGGCCTGCATGTTCTCGGCGACGCCCATCGAGATCAGTTCGCTGTAGGCCGCCACCAGTTCGGCGCGGATGATGCGCGGCGTGACGATCGCCTGCCCGTAGCCGAACGGCGTGCCGTCATCGGCGAGCTTGTGCCGGCCGAACTTCTGGGTGATGCGCTGGCGCAGGAAGCGGATGATGTAGGCCAGCGTCGCCGGGGTCTGGACATCGAGCCACGACGGGTCGGGCTGGTTCCACGCATTGACGCGGTACTGCGTGATGCAGCGCGAGATCGCCGCCGCGCCGCCCGATGCCATTTCGGTCGCGACGCCCGCGTAGAGCAGCGTGTTGTTGTCGGCCAGCTTGAATCGCTTGCCGCGGGCCGGTGGCGTCACGCCCGTCATCACCAGCGTCTGGAGCGGCCGGGCCGGGTCGATGCGCAGCGAGGCCGCGGCCTGCCCGCCGAGCGCCGCCGCCCGGCGCCAGCTAACGCTCGGCGATTCGGCGTAGCCGAGGATCGAGGTGTGCGGATCGTTGCGCGTGATGCCGAAGTCGTGCAGGCCCTGCGCGTCATCCATCTTGGCGCCGAACACGTGGCCATAGATCTGTCGCGACCATGCCCAGCGCCCGGTCACGTCGTTCATCTCCTCGGTCAGCGCGTCGAGCACCGTCGTGTCGGTATAGGGCGTGATGATGAAATCGTACTCGTCGTCGCCCATCGCGGTGATGATCTTGGCGATGTCGGGCTCGCCCGCACCGTTATCGAGTGTGTTGCAAAGCCCGGGATCGCCGACACTGGCGATGGTGATGCCGGCCGGGACGTATTCACCGCCGCTGATGCCGCGGAAGTTCCAGAAGCGCGGGATCTCGTTGCCGATCGCGCCCTTGGCCTTGGCGGTATAGGACAGCGTACCGGCGGTGCCGACCGGCGGGTCGGGCGGTTCTGGCGCATCGGCGGTAACGAGCGCGAAGGCATCGCCGTTGATCAGGCCGGCGAGCCGGTAGGCGATCTCCGGGCCGGTGTCGCCCTGCGCGATCGCGACCGAGTAGCGGTCGCCGCCGATATAGACCGCGATCATGCCGGCGTTGGTCGCCGTGCCGTCGATGGTGTCGTTGAGGATCGCCGCAGTATCGGCGCCGGCCTCGGGATGAGGGATCGCCCAGACCGTGCCGACCTGATCGTTGCGCCGGTAGATCGCCATCATGTCGGCAAGGACGCTGCCCGGGCCGAACAGGCCGGCCGCTTGGCTGGCGTCGGTCACCAGCACCGGCTCATACGGGGTCGCCGGGCTGCCGGCCTTCATCGGGCCGATCAGCAGCGTCGGCTGAAGCTGCTGGAAGTAGGCCGCCTCGCGGGCGGAAATCTCGGCGTAGAACAGCGGGACGCGGATGTTGGCGGGGATGCGCTCGAACGAGACGGGCATGGCTATTTCCCTTTCGCTTGGCCGTTAGGCTTGACAGGAGTGGCGATGGCATCGAAGGGCGGCGGCCCCGGGTTGACGATGGGGAAGTGAACCTCGATGCGTCCTTCGGGACCGGGATAGCCGCCCTCGTAGCCACCCTCGACGTTGGGCGGCGTGCCGGGCGGGCCGGTGTTGGGATCGGCGGCAGGATCGATCACGTCGATCTTCATATCGACGGTCTCCAGCCAATCGCGGATGTCGGGCTCGTAGGCGGTGCTGTACTGCACGCCGAAGTCGATGGTCGCCGTCGTCAGGCGCCACTCGCCCTCGACGCTGCGGTCCATCTCGATCTCGATGCTGTCGACCCGCTCGAAAAGCACCAGCCACTTGGCGTCGGTGAGCAGCTTCGTCTTCACGATCTCGACGTAGAGGTCGATCTTCTCGGCGATGCTAGCGTCGGTGATGTCCTCGCAGACGATCTGGACGATGATGTGCCCGATGGTCAGGAAGTCGGGGATCGAGATCGAGCGCCCGCGCAGGTTTTCGGAAGTAGTGTAGACCCGGAGCGCCGGCAGCAGGTTGCGCTTGAGTTGCGGCAGCCGCGAATCGTAGACCCGCGGGAACAGTCCGGTCAGAGCATCGACCGTAGCCTTGCGTAGCGTGGTGATGTACGGCGTCGGGGCCGGTGTCGGCATGATGGCGCTCTAGCACCATTGCTCTGGCCGAAAATCTGGAATCAATCGCCCGGCGATTTATAGTATGAGCCCGGCGGCTT